TTTCTGCAATAAAATCATTGTGATCACAACCAAAATCCCACAAATGGTTATTAAGTAAATCACTGAGTAATCCTGTAGTGCTTTCCCCTACACCTATGATTCCTATCTTAGTAGACTCTACAACTTCAATCTTATGATTAGGATGTCTACTAGATAACATAAGTGCAGCCATCCAACCTGCTGTACCACCACCGACAATAACTATTTTCATTTAATTTCTTCCTATTAACTACTAAGATAAATATTTAGTGAAATTGGAGCCACCATGGAAAAAAACTTGTTCTTAGAAACATATTATATGGATGAAAGTATATGCGAGAGGTTGATTAAAACGTTTCATGCACACCCAAGAATGGATCCTAAACAAAAACCTATGAATTTTGAAGGCGGCAAACTGGTAACAGCATCTCCATCTGTAAAAGAATCTACTGATTTATCATTAACAATAGACGATAGTTTAGATTTTCCTGTTGTTGCTGAATATGTTGAACAATTACAAAAATGTGTCGAAAAATATATAGAAAAATACCCATCTTGTGATATGTATGCTCCATGGAGATTGCTTAGACCATTAAATATACAATGGTATAAACCTGGGCAAGCATACCATGCATGGCACACTGAACGTTGTAGTGGCAATCCTATTACAGTTACTAGGCATTTAGTTTTTATGACATATTTGAATAATGTTACGGATGGAGGAGGAACAGAATGGCTAAATCAAAAACTTACTGTAAATGCAGAAATTGGAAAAACTGTTATTTGGCCAGCTGATTGGACTTTTACACATAGAGGAATCCCTTCTCCGACACAAGAAAAATATATCATTACAGGTTGGTTTAATTACGTGGACGAAACATGAAAAAAATTGCAGTATTAGGTACAGGGACAGCAGGAGTTGTTTCATTAGCTCATTGTTTAGCATTTTTTACAAATGAATGGCAGATTACTTCAGTATATGATCCAAATATTCCTATGTTAGGAATAGGAGAAAGTACAAGCACTCAAATACCAACAACATTATTTTATGGTGCAGATCTAAATTTTTTACAAGATATGTCTGAACTTGATAGCACAATTAAACATGGAGTAAAATATGTAAATTGGAGGGAAAAAGACTTTTTTACTAAAATACCTCCTCCTTTTTATGCTATGCATTTCAATAACTTTAAACTTAAAGAATTTGCATTTAAAAGATTTAAAGAAAAATGGAACAATAAGTTCCAAGTATTAGAAGGTGAAATAAAATCTTTAGATAATTTACAACAAAAAGCTGTAATTAATTTTGTAGATAATACCAGTCATGATTTTGATTATGTCATAGATTGTAGGGGATATCCTAAAGATTATTCAGAATACGAAATGGTAGATATTCCTGTTAATCATGCCATTGTAAATATGATACCAAAGCCGGGAGATTGGAATTATACGTATCATTATGCACATCCTAATGGTTGGATGTTTGGTATTCCGTTGCAGTCAAGACAAGGATGGGGTTATTTGTACAATGATAAAATTACAACAAAAGATGAGGCAATAGATAACATTGCTGAAATATTCAATACAGATAAAAACAAACTTAATTTACGTGAATTCTCATTTAAGAATTATAAAGCAAAAAAGTTTATAGACGGAAGGATTATAAAAAATGGAAATAGAGCTATATTCTTTGAACCGTTAGAGGCTCTATCTGGTTGGATGTATGATTCTATAATAAGAACTTTTTTTGATGTAGTTTTAGCGAATGTTCACACAGAAGAAACCGCAAATATTCATTTACACAACTTAGCCGAAGACTATGAATTATTCATCAATTATATGTATCACGGCGGCTCTACTTTTGATAGCACATTTTGGCAAATAACATCAAAAAAATGTAAAGAAAAGTTAGAATCTAATCCTAAATGGCAACAACATGTTAATACTATGAAAGGATTAGAACCAGCATATTATACAAACCAAACTTTAGTATTTCCATTTCCGGCAGGAGTTTGGAAAAATCTAGATCAAGACATGCAGTATCATTATTTTGATTGACACAAATAGATTGAAATAAGTATACATATAACTAAAAGGACTAACTATGGATAACGAATCGACATTTGAACAAAACAGCGGATTTACAGATGCTGCTGTACAAGAAACTACATCAACTAAACTTGCAAGTTTAGATATTTTATCAGTAAACGTAGCAGAACTTTTTAATGATGAAGATTGTAAAACAATACTAGACGGATGTTTAGAAGATCTTTGGATTAAATCAAGAGTAGTTGGTGAGAAAGAATTGCACTCTTCTAAACGTCAAAAAATTAGAGGAGAAGTTGAAGGATTTCCCTTTCAACATATTAGATCTATTACAAAACAAGCCAATGACGAGATCTACGATTTTAGATTATTAGGAATTATTGATCAAGATTTTCCGCAAATTTTTAAATACAGTGAAAATGACTATTATGATTGGCACATAGATATTACTCCAATGGCTACTACTCGTAAAATGTCATTTATTATAAATTTGTCAGATAAAAGTGAATATCAAGGCGGAGAATTAGAATTTTTAAATACAGACACTTCAAAAATTGATTGTAATACTAAAGGATCAATTGTTATTTTTCCTAGTTTCTTAACTTGGAAAATAAATTCTGTTACCAGCGGCGAAAAAAATATTATCTTAGGACATGTTCATGGAGCAATTTTTAGATGATTTTAAACTATAATTACTGGTATTTTGTTTCTGCATTGCCTGAAGAGGTATGCGATAAAATTATTGAAACCGGGTTAGAAAAAATGTCGGAAGCAAAACGTAATTATGGAAATTATGCAGTTGAAGGCACTACAGGCGATTGGAAGGCAAAGTCCGATTTAGATCCTAATTTAGTTAAAGATGCCGCTGACATTACCCTAGAAGAAGCACTCAAAGACGGTGACGATGTAAATAATTTTGCACTAAGAGATAGTGAAGTTTCGTGGTTAAATGATGATTGGCTGTACAAAACTATTTGGCCGTTTATTCATGAGGCAAATAGGCAAGCAGGCTGGAATTTTGATTGGGATTTTACCGAAGACATACAATTTACAAAATATGGTTTAAATCAATATTATGGTTGGCATGCCGATTGTGGTGTATTACCTTATGAAAAATATGATCCTGCAATCCATTCAACCAAAAAAGATAAAGATGGTAACGACATGCTGAATGCCTTTGGTGATCCGTTGCCCTTAGAAAGTCATGTTACTGACAATCCTCAGATGTGGAACAAAATTAGAAAACTTAGTGTAACAATTAGTCTATCAGATCCTAATGATTATACAGGCGGAAACTTAAAATTTGACTTAGGACCACATAGACCAGATAGATATCACGAGTGTGAAGAGATCCGTCCTAGAGGAAGTATAGTTGTTTTTCCGTCGCATATATATCATCAAGTTACACCTGTAACATCTGGAACACGATATAGTTTAGTTTGTTGGAGTTTAGGAAAACCATGGAAATAGTAAATCATAAAAATTTTCAAGAAAACAGATATATTGCTCTACAAGGGATTATACCAAAAGATATTTGCAATATTACTACACAATATTGTCTATTGCAAGAAACCGTAAACCCAAAAAAAGAAGATGATAATGGTCAAGTTCCCTACTCTCATAGTATATACGCTGATACATTAATGGAAACATTGATGGTTTTTATGAAACCGCATATGGAAAAGTATACCGGATTAGAACTTTGCCCAACTTATTCTTATTTTAGAGTTTACAGACCCGGAATGGAATTAGAGCGTCACACAGATCGTCCAAGTTGCGAAATTTCTACAACAATATGTTTTGGATTTAATTATTTAGATGTAGATTCTAGTTATAACTGGGGCATGTATGTTGATCCTACCTATAGACACAATATACACGATCAAGACTTTATTTCTAAAGGTAATAAGGGTATAATGACCCCTCAACAGCCGGGAGATTGTATAATATATAGAGGATGCGAAATAGAACATTGGAGAGATCCATTTGAAGCAGGCTCTAACAGTTATCAAGTACAAGGGTTCTTTCATTACATAAATAAAAATGGGCCATATTACCCTGAATTTGCTTACGATAAAAGACCTGGTGTTGGTTTCAATTCAAATAGCAAGTAAATGATAAATACTTTATATAAAGTGTAGGAAAGAAACATGCTTAAAGATCTAACTATTGAATCAGTATCCTTAATACAGCGAGGAACTGATATGATAAATGACATATATTGCCATATAAAATTTGCTGAAATTTCAGAACCAATAGCATTTTGGGCTAAAAAAGATTCTACAGATGAATTTAGTAGTGCTATGTGGATAAAATTAGACAACGGCGACTACGGCGAAGTATCATTTCCTCCTACTAATTATAGCTCACATCCTATGACAGAACAAGAAAAAGCTGCAGAAATTAGAGCCGAACGCGACGACCGACTATTAAAAAGTGATTGGACTCAAATTAGTGGAGAATTAAGCGACTCAAAAAAAGCGCAGTGGGCTACTTATAGAACTGCGCTACGTGATGTACCAAATCAAGTTAGTTTTCCATTTGAAATAAATTGGCCTTCTAAACCTTAGTCTGTATTATTAAATTCTCTTGGTAACTCATGTCCTGCAGGCGGAGATGGTACAAATCCGCTTTTTGTTGCTTCATCGGGTATCTCGTAAATTGCACAATCAGTTGTTAATAGCAATCCTGCTACTGATCCTGCATTTAACATAGCTGCTTTTACTACAGTTGTAGGATCAATAATACCAGTTTCAAACATATTACCATACGTTCCATTACTTGCGTCAAATCCGTATTCATCACTGCCGTTTAACACTTCATTCATTACTACATCTGGTTTATCACCTGCATTATGTGAAATAGTTCTTAATGGTTCTGTCAATGAATTTATAACAACTTGAATACCTGCTCTTTGCTCTTCATTTTTTGGTTCGATAGTTTCTAGATGTTTAATTAATCTTAAATATCCTACTCCGCCACCAGCAACTACACCTTCTTTAATAGCTGCCCTTGTAGCGTGAATACTGTCATCGTATCTGTCCTTCTTTTCATTGATTTCAACTGTTGTTGGACCACCTACTCTAATAACAGCAATACCGCCTTGTAGTTTTGCAATTCTTTCTTCTAATTGCCATTTAGGAAATGTTTTTGGACCTATTTTGTATTCGTCTATTTCCATTTGGATGCCTTCTATACGGCTTTCAATTTTGTTCTTGTCACCATGACCGCCAATAATAGTTGTCATATCTTTAGTAATTTCTACTCTGTTAGCTTGTCCTAGATCTGTTAGTTCTGCTTTTTCTGGTCTCATACCATTTTCATCACTCAGTACTACACCTCCTGTTAAAGCTGCTACATCTTCGATTAGGTACTTGCGTTTTTCACCCTTCCAATCCGGTGATCTTACAGCACAGCATTTAACATGACCTTGTGCATTGTTTAGAATTAGTGTTGCTAAAGCATCATTATTAATCTGTTCAGCCATGATTAAAAATGATCTACCAGATGCCGCTAATTTTTCTAAAATTGGTACTAGGTCATTAACATTTAAAACAGGTCTATCTAATATTAGAATGTAAGGATTTTCTAGAACACATTTTTGTTTGTCTGAATTTATAAAATAAGGAGAATAGAACCCGTGATCATAACTCATACCAGATACAAAATCAAGTTCGTCAGTTAATTGAGTACTGTTTTCTACTGTAACTGCACCTATATGTCCTACTTTGATTAATGCCTCTGATATAAGTTCACCCATGTGTTCATCACCGTTTGCACTTATAGTAGCAACTTGCTTAATTGTTTCAGGTTCTTTGCATTCTTTAGAAATTGATTCTAATTTTTCTACTGCTTGTGCAAGTGCAAAATCTATTCCTCTTTTTAAATTTATTGGACTAATACCAGCAGTTACAAACTTCATACCTTCTTTTATCATAGCTTGAGCAAGTACAGTGGCCGTTGTTGTTCCATCACCGATATCATCTGCTGTTTGATTAGCTGCTTGTTTAACAAGCCTAGAACCTGTATCTTGAAGTGTGTCTTCTAAAAATATTTCTCTTGCCACAGTTACACCATCTTTAGTAACCTGAGGTGGTCCGTAGGTTCTTTGAATTATAACATTTTTTCCTTTAGGTCCTAATGTGGTTTTTACAGCATCTGCAAGTATGTTTGCACCTTCTATAAGTTGTTCTCTTGCTTGAGAACCTAAAATAACTTTTCTTGGATTTATACCAGCCATTAATTATTCTCCTTTAAAATTGCTAAAATTTCTGTTTGGCTTAAAATAAGTCTTTCTTCACCTTCAATTTTAATAGGATGTCCAGAATACTTTGGAAAGAGTACAATATCACCAATTGAAAGTTTCATAGGTAATAATTTACCCTCGTCATTTATTTTTCCTTCTCCAACAGCAAGGATTTCGCCTTTTGTTGGACGTTCTGCTACGTCATCTGGTAAGACTAACCCAGATTTTGTTTTTTGATCATCTTCAATTTTTTTGATAAAAACATTATCCGATGTTGGTAAAACTTCTATTGTCATTATAACTCCTATAAACTGATAGTTTAACTATGATATTTATATAAAAGAACTTCCTAGTGATCTGTTATTGAATAAATATACTAAGCTAAGGAATAAAAAATGGCAAGCAATCAAGCACCTATTGTAGATAGAATTAGAATTATACCCAGACCAGATGATTTTCTAGATCGTAACGTGGGTAACAGTGGTGAAGTGTTTTTTGATAAGCAGTCTAATACACTTAGACTATATTCTGGCAATGATGCTGGAGGATTTAGTGTAATTACAAACTCTAATATCACAGAACATCTAATTGATAGTGGAGTTGGTGTAGTAGAATACACAGTAACAGTAGGTGTAGATCCTGATGGTTTAGAAGCCGGCAACAAATACTTTATTAACGGAGTATACAAACCTACTCTTACTTTTGTGCAGGGATTTACCTACATTTTTAACCAAAATGACTCAACAAACGAATTTTTTCCAAATCCAACAGGCTCTACAGCTAACATTCATCCTTTAAATTTTAGCAGTGACAATATAGACGGAGAAAGAGCCGGAGGCACAACCTATTTAACAAAAGTAATTTATAAAATTAATAATGATCCTGTAAATAAACAAACATATTTTGATAAATTTGCAGCGGCTTCACAGAGGAGTGTTCAGATAACAGTAACAGCTGCAACTCCTTCTACACTCTATTATTGGTGTACAAGCCATAATGGAATGGGTAATGAAATATCAACAGCTGCTCCAGGATCAGGTGCCGGCGATACAAGTATAAGTGTATCAGAAACTGTTCCTGAAAGTCCTACAAATGGATCTATTTGGTTTGATAGTTCTACTGCAAAACTTTTTGTATATGTAGAAGATGAAGATAGTAACCAATGGGTACAGCCAGTTTATCCAGTCATTAACACCTTGACAGATTTAGGTATTACTGACGGCACAGTAGGTCAAATTTTGACAACAGACGGTGCCGGCAATTTTACTTTTGAAGATGCAGCCGGTGGAGGTGGTATTGGTAATTTTACTCTATCTAATAGTGTAATAGACACAGATGATAGTAGCGGTATTACTTTTACGCCACCAGTAACAACTTCGTCAGATCTAACTGTAGAAAATGATCTTAGTGTACGAAATACTGCATATGCAAACAACTTTGTAACGACTTCTGCAGGTACTCCTAAAATTGACAGCGCAAGCACTTTAACAATAAGTGCTCCAGACGGAGTTATATTACAAAATTCAGCATTGCGCATGGCAAGTTTTACAACAACTGCAAGAGATGCACTAGTACCACAAAACGGAGATATAATTTACAACACAACTGACAACAAATTTCAGGGTTATGAAAACGGTAGTTGGGTAAATTTAATTTAAAATGATAGAAAAAGAATATACTGTAATTGTAAAACAGGGTATAGATTTAACTGAAATTGAAGCTGAATTAACAGCGTCAACGGGTGAAGGTCCTATTCCTAAAAGGAGTGTAGATATTGCTAATGCCCGTCCTGGAAGCCGACGCCAAACACATTTTATGCTGACTGACGAAGAAGCACAGTTATTGAAGAATGATCCGAGAATACTTGATGTAGAAATACCGCCAGATCAAAGAACTGATATTCAAATTGGTTTGAAATCTACTCAATTGTCAAACTTCACAAAACCTATAACACTAGATAGTAATCAATATGTAAATTGGGGCATGAAAAGAACTGTTATGCCTACAAATTTGTACGGAGATTCTAAAGTAACAAATAATAGATATGAATATGCCCTACAAGGAAGAGGTGTAGATTTAGTTGTCCAGGACAGCGGATTAGAACCTACACATCCTGACTTTCAGTCAGCAGACGGAACTAACAGATATCAATACATCGACTGGTATGAAGCTTCGGGCTTGCCTGGTTCTCAAAGTCCAAACTACCACAGAGATTTTGATGGTCATGGTACATTGTGTGCAAGTATAGTTGCTGGTAAAACATATGGCTTTGCGAAAGAAGCAAACATATATTCAATGAAAATAGCAGGATTAGAAGGCACAGGAGATGCCGGCACTGGAATTAGCCCTACAAATTGTTTTGATGCAATTAGATTATGGCATGAAGCAAAACCTATTGATCCTGCGACCGGATACAAAAGACCAACAATAATTAATGCAAGTTGGGGGTATTTCAGTCAACTAATTGGTGATCCTACAAGTGGTAATTATAGAGGTACTAGTTGGGTTTATGGTGTGGATTATTCAAATGATGGTACTCTATGGCTAGGTACTGGTTTAGTAGTACCTTTGTCAGGATCCACAAGGTTTATTCCTCTAAGAGTTTCTTCTATAGATGCAGATGTTGAAGATGCAATAGATAGCGGTATACACGTTTTTATTGCTGCAGGTAATGATTATTTCAAAGGTGATATTAGCACCGGACTTGATTATAATAACACAGTAGTATACGGTTCAAGTACGTATTTTTATCATAGAGGTTCTAGTCCTCATTCAGATGAGGCGTTTATTGTAGGCAATATCAATACGAATACATACAACGATAACGGCGTAGACAAAGATAGAACAGCAAGTTCTAGTAGTAGAGGTCCTAGAGTAAATATTTGGGCACCAGGTACAAATATAGTTGCGGCAACTAGCACAATCAATAACAAAACAGATGCAGAATATCCATTAAATGAAAACTTTAGAATAGGTATTAATAGTGGTACAAGTTTTGCTGCACCTCAAGTTTGTGGAGTAGCAGGATTACATCTTGAAGCACAACCAGGAGCAACACCTGCACAACTTAAAACAAAAATGGAGGCAGATGCAAAGCCGTTGATGTATGATGGTGGTACAGACTATAATCAGATTAGTACGAATCTAATGGGAGCATCTAATAAAATTTTATTTTCAAGATATGCAAGACAGCCTGTAGAAGTGAACGGAGCAAATCTTAAATTACAGGGAATTTTCCCTAATTATACTCCTGCAGAAGTTCCAGCAGTACCAGTAGTAGAAGCAGATCCAGAATACAACAATGGTGCAATTATTAATGTTGTTGGCGATGGTAGTGACTTCTTTAAACGGGAAGTTACTGTAAATGGTGTAAGGATAATGGGTGCTGGCACAGTAGGCGGACAAACAGCAGTTCCAGATGCGTGGTTAGAAAAAGTAGCACGTATGTTTGAATTGTTTACAGATCCAAATGGCGCAGGTATTAACGAAGAATACCAAAGAAACTTAATCAAAACACTAAGTGGCGACACAGGAACTTATCAC